GGCATGGCATATAGGAAGTGCTAATGCCGTATTTATCACGTTTTACAATTATATAATTTTAGTGCTGTCGCTTATATGTCGTACATATGTCTATCATATGTCGCTTTAAGCGTCTTTTTTTATGCCAAAATATAATCAGAAAGAGAGGTAATGCGGATGTTTTCTGATGAAGTTAGAGAAAAAATCTTAAGCAAAGAAGAATTACAGAAACTTGATTTGGTGACATTATCTCTTGTTATCCACGCAATCGAAGAGGTTTTAGAGGAGGCAGACAATGAACAATCCTTATCAGACACCTATAATGAATAATTCTTATATACAATCTCAAAATCCATATATGGATAGAATGAACTTTTTGCAAAATTATCAGCAGAGCTTACAACAACAGCCTATGCAGATGAATCAACAACCTATACCACAGCAGATAGTAGGCATTAATGGAAGAATAGTACAGGCAGTTGAAAATATTAATGCCAATGAAGTGCCTATGGATGGAAGTATGGCTTTTTTCCCTAAGCAGGATATGTCGGAGATATACGTTAAGGGCTGGAATGCTGACGGAACAATTAGAACGATTGTGTATAAGCCTTATACAGAACCAGGCGGAAGCAATGCTTGCAATCCGACAACCGACATAGAAAACGCTAAATTTACCCTATCAGACGAAAGCACACAGCTATTCTTAAATAAGTTTGATGAACTATCAGAGAAGATAGGGCAGTTAGAGAATAGATTTGACAAATCTTTAGGAACACAAAGAAAAACTTCAAGAACTCAAAGTAAGGGCGGTGATGAAGAATGAACCCAATTAACATTTTTCGGATGATGAGAGGTGGTCCTCAACAGTTCATACAGCAGATAATGGGAAATAATCAGATTATGAGTAATCCTATCATGAAGAATGCTTTAGGAATGGTACAAAGCGGAAATACGAAAGGTGTAGAAGAATTAGCAAGAAATTTATGCAAAGAAAAGGGCATACAAGCAGATGATTTTGTATCGCAAATAAAACAAAATATAAGACTTTAAAGGGAACTATATAAGTTCCCAATAAAAGCCTTTATACATTATATCCTTATTTGCGTATTTATTAAATGTTTGGGTGCATATTTTCTCTTCTTTTTCAGCTTCTCTCATAGAGTGGTAAGTTTTTATTAAAATATGATTTTTGTCGTATTTTTTAATAATTTTTGCCTGCTTATATTCGGGCAATTTAACTTTTCGAGAAAAAGACCAAAGAAAACCGCCAGCACTTTTTGAAGTTCCATTGCAACAATTTGTGATGGAAGTTGAAGAAACATCGGTTATTCTGCTGGCTGTATTTACTCCATAAAAAGTATTTAAAAAATTTCCGTCAAGGTCAAATTGAAATACTTGCTTTGATTTAGCCAAAGATATGCGATGCCCTAATGTACCATAACTCATATTGTACTCGTTGGTACACCATTCCAAATTATCAGAATGGTTATTACTTGGATTTTCGTCTTTGTGGTTTACATATGGGTAATTGTTTGGGTTCGGGATAAATGCTTCAGCAACTAACCTATGAACAAAAAATGACTTACTCGTATTATTTTTCCTTAAGGTAACTTTTTTATATCCTTTTGGATATGTATTTAGGGAGAGTATTCTTGATTTTAATGGAAGATTACCTGTTTCATTATTTTTCCTTTCAACTATTCTTTCCATGGATTTTACATTTCCCAAGTTGCTGACTTGATAATAGCCCTTATAGCCCGAAATATCTTTCCAAATTTCTTGCATAAAAATAACACCTGTCCTTTCAGTGCGAGATGTCCTATACCAGCTAATGTACGGAAACTGTTAGGACAAACAGCTTATCGGGAGCTACCCTATCCGTACAAATATATTATAACACATTTTAATTAACTTTGATACTAATTCTTGCAAGATTAAGTATATAAAATTTAATAACGGAGGTAAAAATTATGTTTAATTCAAATTGTGCCAGTGTGCCACTTGTAGCAAATATTGATGGCAACAGCAATAATGGTGGCTGGGCTGATGGCGGCTGGCTTTGGATAATCGTTGTATTTGCTTTACTCTTTGGATGGGGTAATGGTGGATTTGGCGGTTTTGGCGGCAATAATGGCGGCGGCTATGTTGCAACAGCTGCTACACAGGCTGATATTCAGAGAGGATTTGATAATTCAGCAGTTATCAGTAAGTTAGATGGCATTTCCAACGGACTTTGCGATGGATTCTACGCTATGAATAACAGTATGCTCACAGGCTTTAATGGCATTAACACAAATATCATGCAGACAGGCTACGGCATACAGCAAGCTATTAACGCTGATACAGTCGCTAATATGCAGAATACAAACGCTTTACAGTCACAGCTTGCAAACTGTTGCTGTGAGACAAGAGAAGCTATTCAGGGTGTAAACTACAATATGGCAACTAACACCTGTGCTTTACAGAACACGATGAATAATAATACAAGAGATATTATCGACAGCCAACAGGCAGGAACAAGGGCAATCCTTGATTTCTTAACAAATGACAAGATAGCAACATTACAGGCAGAGAACAATGATTTACGCAGAGCTGCTTCACAGGATAGGCAGAATGCACTTCTGACTACTACAATGGCAGCACAGACAAATCAGATAATCGACGCTGTAAGACCTACGCCAGTACCATCATTCCCAGCAAGCAACCTTTACGGATATGCTTATGGATGCGGATGCAATACAGGTTGCGGCTGCTAAACAACTGAATAATCAAGTATCTTAATCGAAAGATTATGTCTGCTAAGCAGTATTACTTAAATTTAAAGGGCAGACTTGTATAGTTTGCCCTTATTTTTTAGAAAGAGAGGTAAAGAAAATGGAAATTACAGGAATTTCATTACAAACAGTTGCCGCTGGCGAAGATGTGGCATTCACAGAAACACCAGTTTGCGGTAGTAAGTGTATCGTACACAGACAGGGTAGCGGAATTATCAAGTTGAGAGGTATTACAAATCAGTGTAAAGCACGATTTTTAGTATCGTATAGCGGCAATATTCAGATACCTACAGGCGGCACAGTAGAAGCTATCTCACTTGCCATTGCAGTAGATGGAGAGCCTTTGCAGTCTACAAGAATGATTGTTACACCAGCCGCTGTTGAAAACTTATTTAACGTATCGGCACAAGCATATGTTGATGTACCTTGCGGCTGTTGCAGTACAGTAGCGGTGCAGAATACATCTACACAGGCTATACAGGTTCAGAACAGCAACTTAATTGCTGTCCGTGAAGCGTAAGGGGGTGTGAGTATGCACATTGAAAGAATCCACAAAATGATTGAATGTCTTACAGAGAAAGCCTTAGGCGAGCTTGATAAGGGTGTTGAGAATGTCAATACAGAGGAAATGGGCGAAGCTGTCGATATGATTAAGGACTTATGTGAAGCAGAATACAAGGCAGTTATCGTTAAGTCTATGAAGAAAGCTGATGAAGAGGAAGAAGAGTACAACAAGGAGCTTCTCAGAACCCTTAAAGCTGAATATGGTGAAGAGGGTGGCAGAAGATACTATGATGAATACAGATACAAGACTACTGGCAGATACGCCCCTAAAGGCAAAGGTACTTATGTAGGCAGAAGAGGATACGAAGAACCACCTTATATGCATATGTACCCAGAAAGGGATATGGATAGAGAATACGGAAGAATGTACTATACAGAGCCTACAGCCACACATACATCTGAAAGTGGCTACGACAGGGCAAAGAGAATGTACACAGAGACTAAGGAAATGCACAAGAATAACACGCCAGAAGATAAGGAACACAAGATGAAGTCACTTGACAGCTATACTAAGGAACTCGCAAGCGACATTACAGGTATGGTTGCTGATATGTCAGCAGAAGAGAAAAACTTACTTAGAACAAAGTTAAGTACTCTTGTATCTAAGATTTGATTTTAAGGGCTATGGGTAGCAATATTCATAGCCTGTTTTATTTAGAAAGGGGCATACGGATGATTTTTACAATCAATGGTACGATTTGGCACATACAATATAAAAATTCAAATTCAAGTGAATTAAGGCGGTCAGACAACACAATTAGCTTAGGTGTAACTGACAGAAACACGCATACAATATATCTGTCAGACAAACTACAGGGATTTATGCAACGTAAAGTTCTGATACACGAAGTATGCCACACTGTCTGTATGTCGTATGATATTTATTTGCCGATTGAGACAGAAGAAATATTGTGCGATTTTGTAGCAACTTATGGAGATGAAATATTTGATATTGTTGATATGGTGCTTGGGGCAGTTAGGAGAGTGGGATAATGAGCGTTGACGAACTGTTAAAAATAATTCAGAAAACAAACCCTGATATGACTAAAGAGCTACTGATATATGAACTTAGTCAATGCCGGTATGCAAGTAAAGCGTTGATTTATACAGAAAGCTGCTGTATTGACAGCAATGCTTAAAAATGCTATTATTTAATAGATGTAAACAATAGATAACTATTATATCATTTTACCTTAATAGAATCATAGTGGAAAGTTGCATTGATACATTTTTTGTATAGGTGCAACTTATTTTATTTTGGAGGTTTTGTTATGAGAGTTATTAGGTTAAAAATGTATCAAGAAATGGCTAGGTTTAATAATCCATCAGCTCCAAGAGGCGCAGATTGTTACCCCTTGCCACCATTTAGCACAGTTAATGGGTTTATTCATTCAATGTGTCAATGGAAAATGTATCATAAATTAGATTATTTTGTTACTGGCAAAGGAATTTATAATACTAAGGTGCAAAAAGAATGGCACGGTGGCTATAATTTCAACAAAATTAGCGATGAAATGCTTAATCGTTGGGATGTCATAACAGATAACGCAAACGGAAGTCATACAGGTTGGGTCAATGCAGTTAAATATCATCTAATGCTAGTTGATTTATATACAACTATATACATCAAAGCTGATGATAGTGACATAGATGATATATACCATGCATTACTAAACCCACCAGTATATCCATCATTGGGTGAATATGGTGATTTATGTAAGATTGAAGCAGTAGATATTGTAGAACTTAAGGAGTTTGACAAACCTATATCAGCTCCATTAGATACACAGTCTTATATTCCTGTTAATAAGGGCAATTTCGCAGGAACTATATATAGAATTAATAACAAATATGAAATTATCAAAGGTTTTAGGCGATTCCAGAAAGTTTCTTGTTACTTAGTGGATAAAGGACAGGAAGTTGTTAGTAATCTTTTTGATGACGATAAACCGATTATTTTTATAGATTAATTTAAACCCCACGGAATATAATGCAACTTTTTTGCTACCTCCGTGGGTCTTTCTTTTATATTCACAATTTCGATTTTGGCAATTCTCAAAATTTGGTTCGGATTTCGTTTAAATTATACTTTAAAAATTGAAAAAATTTCTCCACAAATTTTATTGCTAAAAATTTTGATACCCCCGTCATATGCAATTTTGAAATCCAAAAATCGGTTACACAGAATTTCAATTTTTGCTCCCGATTTCGTTCAGATTTGTCCTAAAAAATTGATGAAAAACTTTAATAGATTAAAGTGTATTATATAAACTTGACCGGCTGTGGTTCGTGCTTGTTTTGACTTTGTGACTTTATGGCTTGCCATATACGGCGGTTTTATTGTGTCAGCGTAGACTTCTAAGCCTACAGAATAAAACAGCCTTAAAACGCCTTTGGCAGCGTTGCATAAAATGGGTATAATATGCCCTTGCAAGTTGTGGAAGCTGTCGCCAGTTCTGGAGAATCCACCAGAGTGTGCCGCCCCAACTGGGTACACTTGTACACCTAAAAAGCGCAAAAGCCTTATATATAAGCATAGCATTATTGTATTAATTTTTCAAGGTGCAACAACAAGAGCATATTAATATATATACTAATGCATCCGCAGGAATTAAACCCATACAAGCCACCAGATAACGCTAAAAAGGGCGTAGAATGTACGCCCTTGATTAAGTTATTAATTATTAAATTCATAAAATAGACCGCTTTTATTGTAACATGTTGTAAGTCTTTTTAAGCCATAAAAAATATCATAATTACAATCGTAAACAGCTTGTAGACCTGCATATATAATTACGCTTCGCCCATTATCCCAAAAAGAAAAATCCACTATTTTTTCGAGCTTCAAGATTTTAGCTGCCTTTGCTCCATAAATGAATGTAAATTTTTCTAAATTTCCGCGGATTTCTCCGGCTGTTAAAGTGTCTAATTTTTCATATATTGTCATATCGCAGACCTCCATATTTTTAAAATTTCCCAGTTATCCGGGCAAAAGCAAGCCGGGGAATCGAACCCCGGAAACGCCTACCTTGCTAATTATTTGCTTGCTAAAATTTCCCTTGCTAATAAATCCCAATAAAGACCATCGCCACGCTTATCAAGCCATTTTTCAGCTTCTTCTGTGCTTTCGTCTAACCATTCAGCCATAAGCTGGATGATGTCATAATAACTATAATCAACGCCAACACCTAAACCTCTAAGCCATTCTATACAAGCGTTACGCTCTCCAAGTCTTGCAACTGCCCATCCGTACTCATTTATGAACTTATCCTTGATGTCCTTAATTGTGTTAAGCTCTTCACTCTGTGCAACTTCTGTTAAATAGTTTCTAACTGCTGCCTTAACTTCCTTGCTGTTTGTTCTTCTCATTTCTTTTTACCTGTGCTATAATATAGCTACCTTTCTTTTTGATTGGTGGCGGTTGTGTGTCTTGGTAGGATGTCAACCGCCTTATTTATTTTGCAGCTTAATAATAACACCTTATAAGGTGTATGTCAACACCTTTTAAAATGTTTTTTGATTTTATTTTTAAGTGTTGCAAAACTGCAATATTTTATATATAATAGAAAAAACAAAACAGAAAGGAGCTTGTGAAATGCTTACATATAAAATAGATGTATTAAAAGAGCTGGCACAGCGTGGCTACACCGCAAACAGAATGAGGAGAGAGAAGATATTGAGTGAAAGCACGATGCAGAATTTGAGGAATAAAAGCGATATTAATACAAAGACATTAAATACATTATGTATTATTTTAAGATGTCAACCGAACGATATAATAGAGATAGTACCAACCGACGACGAGAAGATAAAATATTTTTAAATAACACTAAAAATAGTGTTGACAATATAATGTTATCAGTATATAATCAAGGTACATTAAAAGAAAGGGCAGCGGAAACGCTGGAAGGTGGAAAGGATGAAAACAATAAGCATTGACAAGCTCAAGAAGATGAGCTACGAAGATGGAAAGAAATTTTTATTAAGTGCTGGATATGTAGCACAGGGGAGCGACGAAAGCCCTTGTTACAGTACAGAAGCCGAAAAGATAATAGATGAGCATTTTTATCTTTTTGATAAAGATGATGAACAAGTTGATTTGATTAATTATACAATTTTGTGTAATTTAAGCGGAGAGCCTAACGATGAACAAGAGATTAAAATTGTAAGAGCGTATTGGGAAAGAATAGAAGAATAAGAAAGGTTAAAAGGTGAACGATATGAAAGCATATGCGATTATTGACAAGAACGAAAGGAACGCACAAAGCGAATGCGTTTTGTACACATTCAAGGAATTGAAAGAACTTTTTAAGCCAGAGGAGGAAGAGACGGTCACTAATTGGGAAGAGTGGGAAAAGCTCCAAGATGTAGATGACTTGCAAGCGTACTTGATAAAGTCATATGACGGGATGGCATGCCCATATAGTTTTGAAGCTGTGGAAGTTGAGAGCCTGGAACAGCTCCGGCGAACAAATGAATATTTATATTCTGATGAGTTAAAAGAAGAGTTGTTAAATAATTAATATTAATATTTAGGCGGTGTATATCTGTTATACATCGCTTTTTTAATGCCTATTGATTAATTATATTTATTGTGTTATTATGTTGCTAATAATTAAATATATAAGATTTACACCCGATAATTATATAATAGTTATCGGGTTATTTTTATGTTATTAGTATATATCAATAATAAGCTGGATAAGCTCCGGTGGAAAGGGGAACAGATGGAGAAAGTACAGGAAACGGCAGACAGCGAAGAGATTTTTGAAAATGAGATTGACATGCATTTTAAGCGATTCTGCACAAACGAAAATATCGAAGATATGACATCAGCTCCGCAATCTCTCTTTTATGCTGCCTTAATTTATGTATACAATAATACCTTTAAGGGTACTAATAGATTAAAATTAAAGGGTAAATTACAGGGATATAATAATAATAATTATAATAACCAGTATAGTAATATTAATAACAGTAATTGCAATAGTTATAATTATGAATATCTTAATTATATAGCAGATTATTATATATATATGTGTTATAAATATGATAAAATATGCACTATATCAGGGTATTGTAAATTAACAGGTATAAGAGAGACTGTTATATATGATTGGGCTAATGAGAAGAGGGCGGCAAAACTAAGTACATCGGCTTACGATTTGTGGGAAAAATTATCAAAAGATTATGAATCTAGTGGAGAAGCTCGCCTTTGGTCCGGCAAGAATCCAATCGGACAATTAGCAGCTATGAATCATCATTTCACTTGGAATCTTCCCGGTGTTAGCAGAGAAAGCACCGCAAAGGTCATTAAGACCGCATCAGAGCTTCCACAATTGAGCCAAAACAATACACAATTAACAGATAATCAGCAAATAAACGCTATAAACAATTCAGACACAATTTAAACAGCTTACAAACCGCTTAAATACTGGCTTAATGAGTGCTAAGCATTTATATAACGCTGATAAATTAAGGTTTATCGGCGTTATTGTATGGATATGGTGTTAATTGTGTTAATTGTTTGAGAATACGGCATAAAATAGGCACAATTACACAGATAAGGGCGGAGGGGGTTAAACGAACATATGTTCGACTGCCTTCTAAGTCGCACGAGTAAATTTTAAAAGAAAAAAGCTCTATATATTAATATATATTTATATTATTATTACCACATAATACACATATTATATAATTATATATAAATAATACCTAGTCATTAATCATATAATTAATACTAATAAATCACTTATATATTTAATTAAAAATAATCTAATTAACATCTATACATTTAAGCTAATTAGGTGTATAATAGACACATATTAATTAATCACAAGATATTCAATAAGCACATCAGAGAATCAGCTAGTCGGCTGAATAAATTCCAAAAATTTTTAAAAAATAAAAAAGAGTTAGGAGTTATAAATGCAGGGCAATGAATACCAAAAATTGGCTATGCGTACTAACGATAAAATGGCTCATCATAGATTAAGTACTGAATTAACTGGTAAGCTTCCACTTAGTCCTCTAACAGAAAATAATGCTAAGTGTAGCAACATAAATGATATAGCGGGACTTCTTAACGGTGTCTTAGGTTTAACTGGTGAAGCTGGTGAAGTGTCAGACCTTGTTAAAAAGGGCATATTCCACGAAAAAGGCATAGACCTAGAACACCTCAAGAAAGAGTGCGGCGATGTAATGTGGTACGTTGCTATGATTTGTGAAGCTTGTGGCTTTAATCTTGATGATGTAATGCAGACAAACATAGATAAGCTTATAGCGCGTTATCCGGACGGCTTTGATTCTTACAGAGCTAATCATAGGCAGGCAGGTGATGTCTAATGCTTAAGCCAGAGGAAGATTGCTGTAATTGCTTATATAAATTTAAAATGTGGTTTGAAACGCCTTGCAAAAATTGCAATGGTAATCCAGATACACATCCTAACGGCACAGATAACTTTGCAGAACAGATTGATAGCACAAATGATATTGCAGCACTCTTTGAAGATAAAGAGTAGCTTAATCGCCCCTTAGCCAAGCGGTCAAGGCATAAGATTTTAATTCTTACATCATCAGTTCGATTCTGATAGGGGTAGTTCGCAAGTACTTAATCGTTACTTGCACCTTTGAACTTACTGGTTTGGTGGAATTACCATGACATTAAGTTCTCCTTTCACCTCATAGCAAGAGCTGTTAAGGACTGTCAGAAAGTCCGTGAGGTTTTACGTGTAATACAACACGTAATAATGATCTCATAATTAGGCAGTTATCCATAAGGGATAGACAGCGAGCGAAGCCACTTTCTTTGAACAGCCAAACTGCACGGCGGAATACATCCAGCTTTGCCACGACCTGTTATAGGCTCATACCCTATACTGCCATTAAAGACTAGCACTTTATATCCCCTCAAAAACAATATTTTTAAGCGTATAAATGACCTCCAAAGTGATTTATAAATGTGAATTGTTTAATCTCTCTGTGCTAGTCTTTTTATTTAAGCCGATATGGGATAAAGGTATTCCAGTAGCTTGCTAAGCTATCCAACAGAAATGTTGTTCGTGTTCAAGTCACGATGTCGGCGCTAACTTACGACAGGGGTTAACCTTGCCGTAAGCGGTAGAAAGTCCGCGTGAAATTGCACAAAGTAGTGGCAAAAGCAATTTCAAAGTGGCAGCAACCACTACTGCTACCACTTTTCGGATAGTAGTTCAGTTGGGAGTAACGCTTGATTCATTCAAGTAGTCACAGGTTCAAGTCCTGTCTATCCGATTACAACAAACTAGGTTAGCTACCGAAAAGCAGACCACGACTGCCTGTTTGTTGTTATATCTAAAATCGTGGAAATTATCATTCGTGGAGGTAAATAAAATGGCAAAGTTGATTAAGCATCGTTCAATCGGAAAAATAAGAATGGAACTTGCGGATTATGTGCTGAATTGCACAGATGATGAATTGTACGAGCTTTGCGGTGCTGTTTCAGAGCTTGAAGGTGTAACATCTTGGTCTTGTGATGAATGCCAAAAACGATTTAAACCAGATTGTAGCTTTGATAGCGATGATTCAAGATGCAAGAAGCATTTCTTTGAGATGAATAAGCCGGAATAATATTGGTAAAATCAGTTGCCTAGTGATTGCAACACGAAAAGAGTAACCTACGAACTCCTGGCAACTGTTTTTATATAAATCGTAGGGTTATCTATCGTAGGAGGTAATTTATGACAGACATAAAAATTAAAAAAGCAGTAATTAGAGAAGATTTATTATCAATAACAAACGATTATAGAAAAGCAATCATTCTTAATCAGTTTATCTATTGGTCTGAAAGAGTTTCAGATGCCGATAAGTTTATCAAGAAAGAAAATGAGATTGCAAAAAGCAATGGAGAAGAGGAAAGAGAGCTTTTCTATGGTTGGATATATAAAACAGCCGAAGAATTAGCCGATGAGGTTATGTTAGGCTTATCTGCAAGTCAGATAAGAAGATATATCAGCGATTTGGTGAATATGGGTTATATCTCAAAGCGAAATAACCCTAAATATAAGTGGGATAGAACATTACAATATAGAGTAAATCTTGTAAATATTGCAAAAGACCTTAAAAAGAATGGTTATCCATTAAGCGATTATAAAATTGAAATTCCAGAAAATGAAAAAACCATTACGCACGAGTGCGTAATCAATAATGAGCCAATGAAAAATCAAACACAAGCTAGTGACGAAGCAATACCAGATAATACTAACATAGATTACTTAAACAGAGATTATAATTCAGAAATTACTAATAAGGATAATACATCAATTAACATTGATGGAGAGGTACATACATCGTTTTCAGAGAAACCGACGGCGAGAGCTGTCACAAGAGATGAAATGTTGCTTAAAGAAAAAGATATGGTTGATAGGTTCAATAACATCTGTGACAGCAACATAGATAATTCAGCTATATGTGATTGTGTTAAAGACGGATTTAAGATGTATATGCAGTTATATGAAATCTATTTCCATAAAGTACACCCAATACTTACAGATAAGACGTTAAAGAATGTATGTTCAGTCCTATCAACTATCACAGATACAGAACACGGACATTTCGACGCTGACGCTATATACGAAACAGACGATAAGGGCATTACAGTTTTACAGAGAATGATTAACGACCATTTTATCAGAGAACATAGAGAAAGTACTAACTACTCAATAACACATTTTGCCAATGCTGAATATCTTAGCAAGCTGGCAAATAGATTTATAGAGATGTAAAGGAGTGATTGTTATGGCTATGGGCGTACATCCACTAAACAAAGATAAGTTTTATGAAGCAATTAATCTGTACATATCGGGACAGGCTTCACAAGTAAAGGCGGCAAAAGTAGCAGGTTGTAGCGTACCGACATTTAAGAAATACGCTAATAAGATTTATGGCGGCGAGGAATTACCAGATAATTTATGGGGGAAGAAGTGATATGTGTAAGTTTTGCGAAAACATTTATACATCAGATTACAAAAACCCCGATTACAAAGATTATATATACAAGAGAGAAGATGGCGTATTTATTCACTTTACAACAGGCGATAGTTTTATGGATTTTGATTATAAAATCAATTATTGCCCTATCTGCGGTAGAAAGTTGGTGGAAGGATGATTAAAGAAGCATTGTTGGACAGTTCAAAAGGATATGTCAAAGTTTTCTTTGATGGTAACCCAGTTGATAGTATATATACTGTAGATGGCATTACAGACGATGAGTCAGGAATGAAAAAGATACAACTTACTTTTTTAGTGAAAGAAGTGCTCTTTAAAGATTAAAGGGAGATTTGTCAATTTTGTAAAGGGGGATTGCCATGAAACATAGCAAAGAATGGCACACTTGCGATAGGTGCGGAAAAGAAATAATACCTAAGAGCTGGAAAGAAGTTAGATTTAAGCAAGTTGGATGTTGCGGAGATATAGTTCCCACTTTTGAAGATAATGATATGTGTCTTGAAATCAAGAATGTCCATAGATATAAATTTTTAGAAAAAACATATGAATTATGCCCTAAATGCAGAAAAGATTTTGAGAGGTTTATGAGGAATGAGTGATATATATGCAATACCGGTATATAAATATAAAAACAACAAACTCTCTTCGGCGTTTGAAGAAGCCAAGGAAAATGAAGAGTTTGTAAGCCTTGCGGATTTTAATGCAACGGAGAAGAGATTGAAGAAACGGATAATAGAATTATCGGCAAAGATGGAGGCCTGTGAGGAATGAACAAAATTGACAATCCTTTATCGGAGCATCAATCGCCGCCTAAAGAAGCATTGAGAAATTTTGGAATAGACATTTCAAAAGATGTAGCAGAAAAATATGCTTTGAAAAAGTTTGGCGGACTGCCACAAAGCCATATTGAAATGACTTTCGCTAGGGGCTCTAAAATAATTGAAGAAACAGGGAGGTTTATGAGAAATGAAAATATCAGAAATGAATAACTGCATTGAGAAAATGCGGGAGTGTTACAAGTTTGATGATAATAAAACAAAAATAAGACTTGGAGATATGATAAACGGAAGTAACAGATATGTAACTGTCAGTGTAAGGGATGAAAACGGAACACAGATTGAAATGTCAAGATATGCGGATGAACTGTACAAGGAGTAAGATTATGAAAATAATTAAAAAAGGCGATTTGAACATAGCCAAAAACCGCGAAGGTTTGAATGCAAGAATTGTGGAACGATTTTTGAAGCGATTGAAGAAGAATATATATACTGTGGCGACCAACGAGAGGGCGATAACTGGAAGTGTGAATGTCCTTTGTGCCACGGAGCGGTATATTACAACTAAAACGATATTACCGGCTACAGATTGATTGTAGTCGCTACCCTAAAACAGTTATAGGCAGAGGTCTATAAGCACCTTTGCTGAAAAGTGGAGGTGCTTTTCTTATGGCTAGTCAGAGCCTTATTTCTACAGTTAATGGATATGAAAATTACATAAAGAAAAATGGAATTGATGAACAGGTAATCAATGCCTATGTAGACGCTTGCAGTGTAGCCATAAACGGCGAGAAAGATATTGAGTATGGACTACAACTTACAGAAAGGACAAAAGAGCTTATAGAGCGTTTCTGCAAGGATAAGACAAATGGAACGATATGGGATTTAGAGAAGTATGCGTTTGCAAATAAAACGGAATATGAGCTGATTAATTGGTTTTACGATATTTTACTGATTGAAGCGCAAAACAAGGTTGTTGACAGTTTTTTTAGATACATAGAAAAGAAACGTGAACCTAAAGAAAGATTCTATATGCCAAGAAGAAAACAGTTTATCAAAATAGGCTTAATAGAAGCATTACAAGGCATGATTGATGATAAATATGATATTTTATGTATTTCTCTCCCACCCGGAACAGGAAAAACCACAATCGAAAAGTTTTTCCATTCTGCGGTTATAGGTTGGTACTCAAACGGATATAACCTCTTTTATTCACACAGCGGAGACATTACACGAATGTATTATGATGGAGTATACGATATTGTCACAAACGCTGACGAGTATACATGGGGAGAAGTGTTCCCTGGACTTGAAGTAACAAATACAAATGCAAAACTTGAACAGTTTAACGTAGGAAAATATAAGCCGTTTCAATCTGTACAATGTACATCTGTCGGCAGTAAAAATGCCGGTAAAGTCAGAGCCAATAAATTTCTGCTAGTTGATGATATGATAGGCGGCATTGAAGAAGCACTAAACCCAACCTATCTTGATAAATTGTGGGATAAATATGCAGTAGATGCACGACAAAGAAAGATACCGGACGAGGATGGAAACCCATGTAAAGAAATACATATTGCTACAAGGTGGAGCGTTAGAGACGTAATAGGACGTATTATACAAGCTTATGAGGGAAACAAACGAGTTAAAGTAATATCCGTGCCTGATGTAGACCCAGTAACAGGAGAAAGTAATTTTGACTTTGAATTTGGTGGCTATACAGTAAAGGATTTTGAAGATATTCAGCTACTTATGGATGAAATCTCATATCGCTGCCTGTATAAACAAGACCCTATAGAACGTGAGGGCTTATTATTCCCAGACGATAAAATCCGAAGATACCTCAATTTGCCACACGGAGAGCCAGAAATTATCACAGCTCAATGCGACACAAAAGGAAAAGGTACAGATTATTTTGTACTGCCTGTATTGCAAAAATACGGAGAAGATTATTACTGCGTTGATTGTGTGTGCGACAACACAGCAGATTATGAAGAACAATACAGAAATGCTGCAGGTGTACTTGTAAATAACAAAGTGCAAGAGTGCGAATTTGAGCGTAATGCCGGTGGCGACAGGGTTGCAATGGAGGTTAATAAGCGTGTAGAGAGTGTAGGTTGGATATGTAATATTACAGACACGCCGACTGAAACAAACAAAGAAGCAAGAATTTTTCAATGTTCTAACTGGATTTTGCAACACATTATTTTTAAAGATTCATCACTTTACAAACCTAATGAGCCATACGGAATAATGATGTCGTTGCTAAAACAGTATTCAGTATCAGGGAAGAAACAGCTTGATGATGTTCCAGATGTATTTTCAAATTTTGCATTGAGGATGACAAAAGGAAATCGGGTTAAAAAAACAGTCATTATGTCAAGTCCAATATAGGAGGTTAATCTATTATGACAACTAAGGATTATCTTAATCAAATCAGCAGACTTAATCGTATGATAAATAATAAACTGACAGAGATAGCACAACTTAGAGAGCTTTCTTGCAGCATATCGGCAGTAAAGAATGAAGAAAGAGTGTTATCATCATCAGACCCAGATAAAATAGGCACTACATATGCCAAAATTGACGAAATGGAACGTAACCTTGATAAAATGATAGATGAATACACCGATAAAAAAAATACGATTATAGGGCAAATAGACGGCATAGAAGATGAAGATTACTACAACGTACTTTTTTCAAGATACATTGAAAAAAAGACATTTGAAGTAATTGCTACAGAAATGAATTTTTCATACAGGAATGTAACAAGACTTCACGGAAGAGCATTAAAAGTATTTGAAGAAAAATATGGCAATAATTATTTAAAGTTGTCCTAGAATGTCCTATTGCACTAATGATATACTGTATCTGTAAGAAATTACAAAACTGTTTTTCATAAACAAAACATTCCTTATCAAGAAGCACCGTTACTTAATTGTGGCGGTGCTTTTGCTATGCAAAGAGGTAAAATATGAAATTTTATGCAAATAAAGATAAGTCGATTATGTGCCCGAACTGCCGCAAGTTTTTAACTAAGGCAAACAGCAAAGACCCACGAACACATAAATTAGCGTGTAAGCATTGCCACAAATGGATATGGTATGTGCCTAACGATGATGATAATTTTCAAATTAAAGAAATACCGGATAGCAGAAGTTCAAGCGGTATGACATTTTATTAGAGGTGTAGATAATGCAGACAGGAAGAATTGCTATTTATACAGGTGCAAAAGAAATAACACCTGACAATATAATACCGATTTTGCGTGAAGCAATTTTGGAACATGATATTAATTCCAACAGAATACAGTTTCTTCTTGATTATGACGCAGGAATACAGCCGATAGTTAGGAAGAATCCAAAGACTTACAGACCGGACATTGACTGTGAGTGCTGCGACAATGTGGCTAACGAAGTCACAGAGTTTAATTTAGGTTTTAAGTGGGGAAATCCTATAACGCTAGTTCAAAATGGCGACAATGAGGATTCTAACCTCACAGAAGCTATAGCGGAATTAAACAGTTGCTACGAATCACAAAACGCAAGGCAGAAGCAACAGGAACTTGCAAGATATGTTGAAATCGGTGGCGTTGGATATGTCCTTATTGATGTGAATACAGAATATGAGGATGGGGAAAGCTATTTTACATATGATGTATTAGACCCAAGAACAACATTTGTTGTAAGGTCAACAGCTTATAGTGATAAGAGGGTTATTCTTGCAGGTACTTATATCAAAGACAAACACAGCGGTACAAGATATTACACTTGTTTTACAAAAGATATTCGCTATGAAGTTACGGATGGAATAAAAATTACTAACGGACCAGAAAAAGGAAAAACAAAATGGGGATTTTTAGAGAGAAGTGGAGAAGAGAATCCATTACATAAAATTCCTATTATTGAATATACAAGGTCATTTGATAGGATGGGCTGTTTTGAACGGCAAATATCTGAAATGGATAACTTAAACCTACTTATTTCAGATTTTACAAATGATGTTGAACAGAATACGCAGGCGGTATGGCATACGAACGATGTTGATTTCCCAGTTGAACAGGAAACAACAGTTGACAAAGATGGAGCACCGCACATCACTAAAAAAGTAAGGAAACCAAAATCCGGAGAATGGATGCAGACCTATACATCAGCAGATGGCAAAACTCCAATAGTTGAGCCACTTGCAATCAATTATGATTACACAGGTATGCTTAACAATATCCAATCAAGGCGACAGATAATCTTGCAGAAATGTAATGTGCCACAACGAAATGATAATAGCGGTGGCAGTACAGGAGTTGCAATGTCAGATGCAACAGGCTGGTCACAGGCTGAAACAGCGGCGGCAAAACAGCAATTAATTACAGATGGCTGTAAAATGGAAGAGATAAAAGTTGTTCTTGCGGCTATCAAGCTGTCAAATAATGTTAATAGCAGTAATCCATTACTTAAATTAAAGGCAAGAGATGTAAAGCCTAACATTAAGCGACAAAAAACTTATGAAATGTCAACCAAGGTTAATGCTATGGCGACATTGATAAGCCACGGATTTAGCCTTAAAGATACAGTTGATGCAATTCCATTCTTTGATGACCCTAACGATGTTGTAGCGAGAAGCGGAGAAATGGTTAAGGCATATCAAGACAGTATAATCAACAAAGATACACAGAACCAAGCAGAGGGCGGAGATGGTGAACAATCACCTAACAAAGACCGCACAATGCAAGACTTATCAGACCAGACAGAAAATAGTCCGGTTATAGATAAGAGCAGAACAGATAAATAAATTGATATTGAGCCACAGGGTAAAAATGCCTTGTGGCTTTTTATATGCCCTAGAGAAAGGGCAATACAAATATCGCAAGAAGTTGAGAGAACAACAAAAAACGCAGAAAGCAGAGGTAAAGAAATTATGGCAGATGTAACTAACACAACAACAGAACCAACAACTAATAATGAGCCACAGAACGAAGAACAGACACCTAGTGTAGAAGAACTTATGACACAGCTTGCTAGTGAAAGAGCTGAAAAAGAGAAGTATAAGAACGCTTCCGATAAAGCCAGTTCAGAAGCAGCTAAGTATAAGAAAGAACTTCGCTCAAAGCAGACAGCAGAAGAACAGGAGGCAGAAGCAAAGGCGGAAGCTGAAAAGTTGCAGGCTGAAAAGTTTGAGAACATGAGTAAAGAGCTTAATCATATGAAAGCTGTCAATGCTTATCAGAAAGTTATAGGTGATGGAAAGGATATTGATTCTTTGATTGAGGCGGTTGCAGATGCAGACCATAGCCTTATAGCAACTGTAATTGCTAATGAAGTGCAAAGACAGGTTAAAGAAGCTAAGGCAGAGTGGCTTAAATCAAGACCGGCTATTAATGCAGGCGGTGGAGAAGAAAGCACAATAACACAGGAACAGTTCAACAAGATGAATTACCACGAAAGAGTGGAGTTCAAAAATAAGAATCCAGAACTTTATAAGAAGTTCACAGAGTAGAAAATGGAGGTAAATAAACTATGCCACAGACTAAGTTAGAAAATTTAGTAGACCCACAAGTAATGGCTGATATGGTATCAGCTAAGTTACCAAAGAAGATTAAATTCTCGCCTATTGCAAGAGTTGACACAACACTTGTAGGCAGACCAGGTAGCACAATCGTTGTGCCAAAGTATGCTTATATTGGTGACGCAGAAGATGTAGCAGAAGGTGTTGCTATGGGTACAACAGTACTTACAACATCTACAACAGAAGCAAAGGTTAAGAAAGCAGGTAAGGCTGTAGAGCTTACAGATGAATCAGTATTATCTGGTTACGGTGACCCACTTGGTACAGCTATCAACCAGATTGCTATGTCAATCGCTGCAAAGGTTGATAATGACAGCTATGACGCACTTTGCACAGCACCTATTGATTACGACGGAACAGCAGCACCTATCAGCTATTCAGCAGTTGTAGCAGCTAACAGTAAATTTGATGATGAATCAGATTCATCACTTACAAAGATATTATTCATTAATCCGGCGCAGGAAGCCACATTGCTTAATGATGATGATTTTAAGAGTAATGATAAGTACCCACTTAATGTAATTATGAATGGCACTATCGGTTCTATTGCAGGAGCGCAGGTTGTTAAGTCTAAGAAAGTTAAGCTGATTAAGTATGAGCTTGATGATTCAACAGGAACAATCAATGTTGTAGCTGATACAACAAGCGAGGATGCAACGAATATTCATCTTGACACAGCACTTGCGCATACGCTTAAGTCAAAGAATAAGGAAATCAAGGTAGGCAGCAAGTTAAAGGCTGTTACAACAGAGTTCTACGCTTGCCCTATTGTTATCGTATCAGCAGAAGACCCTAACGAGGAAGCAGGTGCAGATGGCGTGTCAGAGGAAGAGAACGCACTTACAATCTATATGAAGAGAAGTGTTGAGATTGAATCTGACAGAGATATTCTTGCAAAGACAACTGTTATCTCTGGCGATGAACATTATACAGCTGTTCTTAGCAATGATTCTAAGGTAGTTCTTGCCAAGTTTAAGGCGTAAAGGAGTGATTGTATGTTATTAAGACGACACAAAATCAACGCCGCAAAGCAGAGTAAAGAAGTAACAGCAGATAACGTAAGACAGGAAGCTGTTTATGGAGATGAGCTTAAGTATGAGGAAGAGCAGGACAAGTTCCCCGCTCAACCTACAAGCGATTACACAAAGACAGCCATTAAGCGTATGCCAACAGCAGACTTACAGACACTTGCCTTAGAACAAGGCGTTGAGAACGCAATGGAGCTTACAGGAGCAGAACTTAAAGAACTGTTAATTGAGAAATTAGGGTTATAGGAGACAGTTATGGAATACACCACATTAGAGCAAGTTAAAATCAGACTTAAACAATTTCACATTGATACGGTCACAAATGATGATGAAACAACATCTGATGTGGTAGTGTTCGATAACAAAGAAGATAACCCAGTAATCGAACAGCTCATTAAACAGGCTACAGAAGATGTAAAGGCAAAGAGAAATTATCCCGACAGCTACACAGATGAAATGATAACAGAGGACTTGAAGAAATTTGAGAGTGTTATCGTTAATTTGACTGTCTATGACCATTCACAAGCTGGTGAGAACTACATGGCGAGTATGAATGAGGGCGGTGTCAACAGAACTTGGAGAGATAGAGACAGCTTGTTTGTTGGGGTATTTCCTTTTGCTAAGGTTTTATAAAGAAGATTGTGCGTTACCATTTTGCTGATGTCGGCAATATGGTAGCAGGCGGCACACATTAAGGGTGGTGGGCGGTGTGCCTATTAATTTTGCAGGAGATATAAAATGAAAGAATTTTTATTACAAACTTATACCGTAGTATTACCAATATTACTTGGCTATATAGTTTGGCTTCTGAAGCAACAGAAAAAAGACAAAGACGCCAATAGTAAAGGTACAATGTTACTTTTACGAGTACAGCTTATCGAATATCACGATAAGTATATGAAACTCGGTGAAATACCATCTTATGCGTATGACAATTTTGTTGAAATGTATAACGCATATCACGCATTGGGCGGTAATGGTATGGTAACCAAAATGTATAACGAAATACAGGAAATTCACCTAAAGAATGGAGGTAAAGACTAATGGAAATTATGCAGGTATTAATCGCAAATATGACAGTCGTGTTAGCAATCATCGGTGCATTAGCTTTTATGGTGTCTGTAATTACGCAGGTAATTAAGGGCATTGGAGTATTCAATAAAGTGCCTACAGATATTGTAGTATTTATTCTGTCAATCGGTATTACTGTAGCGGCATTTGTTGCCTATATGCAGTATATTCAGATGACAATACTGTGGTACATGATTCTTGCGGCGATTATGGCAGGATTTGTTGTTGCTTTTGTAGCGATGTACGGTTGGGAGAAGCTGTCTGAATTATGGAAGCGATTTGGCAAGGATGTGAAGTAATATGCTTGACATTAATAAGCAGGCTATGAAGTATTCGCTTCAAGGACAGACTGTTACTATCTATGAAAGAGATGATGAGGGCAATATCCTTTATGAGGGATATACCGACACAGAAGGTAATTTTATTCCTTATCTTGATGATGAGGGAAATAAGATACCCAAAGTCCTTGAAGAAAAAACAGGTTTTTCAGAACCGGTTGATTTCAAAGCCAACATATCATTCAGCGGTGGAGAAGCACAGAGCAAAGAATATGGCTTTGATACCGCTGATTTTGATGCTATTTTACTGACAGATAGGAATATGTTGCCTGTTCAAAAAGGCGACCTTATCTGGCTTGATAGCAAGCCTACATACACAGATGATAGCCTTATTGATGAAACATCAGCGGACTTCACAATTGTAGGTACGAAACCGGCATTGTATTCAACTAAGTATATGCTTAAAGCAGTTGTAAAGTAGGTGGTTTACATGGAGTATCAGACAGGCGGATTCCCACAAAGTAGCTCTTTATTCATACAAATAGACAGTGAACAACCAGAATTAACCGGCCCTATTCTTAAGAAGTCAATTGCAGGTACACAAGAGCCAATAATTGAAAGCATAAGGCAAGCTATTTCACAGGCTGTTAAGGAGCGTATTTATGGCTAAACATACAATTAATGTATCTCTATCAGAAAGTTCAATACAAGGGGCAATAAGACAGCTACAACTATATAAGCAAACATTACAGTACAAGTGCGAATTGCTTGTTGAACGATTAGCAGAATTAGGCGACAAAGCGGCAATTATGAGTGTTAATGAAAGCCCATTAGGTAGGACAGTAACATTGAGAGTTGACAGAAAGCCTATTCAAGATGGCTACCAAGCTATTTTGATTGCTACCGGTAAAACTGTTGAAGTAGAAGATAGAGAACCATTTTACACACTTTTAGCAATCGAATTTGGCGCAGGTATTTACTACAACAGCGGTAACGAGAACCCAAAGGCTAATGATTTCGGCTTGGGCGTAGGAACATACCCAGGGCAAATACACGCATTTGAAGATGGTTGGTACTACTTAGGTAATGATAATCAATGGCACTACACGCACGGCGTTAAAGCTACAATGCCTATGTACAATGCTACAATGGAAATTGTCAATCAGTATAAGCAGATAGCGAAAGAGGTGTTTAGTTAATGGCAAATGCAAACGATTGGGCGATAGACCTTGAAAACACAGTCACAGCACTTGTCAAGGCTAAAACCCTAACACAATTAAAGAAAGCGTACCCCAAGATAGTTATAACAAACGAGGGGGAAAATAGTGGCCAAGCGGTGTTCCCAACGGTATACATACATCTGTTACCGGCGGTAGAGCAAGGGCAGACACTTGACGGACAGACAATTAACGCATTGTTAGCAACATTTCAAGTAGATGTTACCACTAACACAAGCAAGTCTGACTGTCGCAAGGTTATGGCAACGATTACAGATGTATTTAAGAAAATGAGATTTCAAGGCACATCAATGCCGGAATTTTCAATTAGCAACAAAGTACACAAGAGTACCGCTAGATTCAGACGAATGATAGCGGCAAATGATAGATTAATGTAACAAAGAGCAGAAATGCTCTTATTTTTTTGCAAATTTTTAGGAGGTAGACAATGGCAGATGCAGTAGCAGGATTAAGTACACTGGGCGTTACTTTCTCTTATGGAGTTGAAACAACAGCAGGCACAAAGCCAACATCATTCAAGTTACTTACAAGAATTAACTCTATTGATGAAATTACAGTAACACCAGAAGCAATAGACGCTTCGGCACTTGAGGATAAGCAGACAAGAAACATTGCAGGCAGAGATACAGTTACAGATACAGTTGCAGTTACAGTTAACAAGACGGACGCAACAATTAAGGAATGGAAAGACGTTATCACAGCTTACAATGAATTGACTGGTGGCAAGAGAATGTGGTTCCAGGAAATCACACCAGGTATTACAGATGCAGAGTTCTTTGTGGCACAGCCACCATCAAAGTTACCAATTACAAGTAAGGAGCAGAATGGACTTCTTACAATGGCTATCAACCTTATTATTGAGGATATGATAGGAACAGATACAGCAGTTGTCCCAACATCGGGGGAATAATGAGCTATTCGACTAAATCTAAAAAGGCTGTGTCGGATAGCGCAGAAAACGCCAAAACAGCCGATTACACATCATATCTTGATGATGTAACAGAATAATTATTTTAAAAGGTAGGTGCGGTGTAAAATCCGCACCTTTCCCTATATGGACGATAGGGTGGGAAAGGGTAAAAATTATGATGAATATTAATGCAAATGGAAAAGAATACAAAGTTGAGTTCTCATTCGGTGCAGCAGAATGTAAAGAGATAGTGCAGAAGATGTTTGAATATATAACCTCTTCTTGTTTGTCTGCGATTTCCGCCGAAACAGCAAAGAGTGAAAGTGAAGCAGCAAAACTTGCGTTTGATGCTCTTGCCGAAGCTGTATCAAAAGTATCGGAAATTTGCGTCACAGCCATTTATGCAGGTTGTATTGACAACAATCCTGTAACAATGGATGAAGCAAAGGAACTCACTAGAGCATATATTACAGAGAAGAGAAAGACAGATAAGAGTTACGGATATAGAACATTGTTTGAAGAAATCAGGAAAGCGATGGAAGATGATGGTTTTTTCGAGTTGAGCGGAATAACAGCGATGTTAGAAGAAATGGCGGACAATGTGGAAGAAGCGACACAGGAGCAGAAGAAGCCAACAGTAGTACCACAAGACCACAAGAAAAAGCAGACTTCCACAAAATAATCTGGGAAGAATACTTTGTCTTAGCTAGTTCACTAGGCGTTAGTTATTCAGACTTTCTAAAAATGACACCTAAAAAACTATGGGCTGTTGTAGAGGGCAAGAAACTTGAAAGACAACGAATGGATTCGGATATATGGCTTGCAGTAGGTAACTACATACTCCCAGCAATTAAGATAGGCGTTAGAAGTGGCGCTTGGGGTAAAGGCGAGCTTGAATACCCAGACAAGCCTATTTACAGCGATATTAGCAAAAAAGAAAATACCGAAGATGAAATACAAAGAAAGAGAGAAGAGTTTGTTTTGAATATGAAAATACGCAAAGCAAACTGGGATTTAGCACACCCTAAAAATGATAAGCCGGAGGTATAAATCGTGGAATTAGACAGTTTAGAAGTTAAAATTACCGATACTGCCACTAAAGCTATTAATTCTGTTGATAAACTGATAAATCAGCTTACAAGGCTATCTACATCACTTGCGACTGTGAATGGCTCATCATTAAGCAACCTTGCAAATGGTGTTAGTCGGTTAGGTTCTGCTATGCAGAATATGAACGCAGGAACAGCAGATTTTACAAGACTTGCCAAGAATATCACAAAGATAGGTTCTATTGATTCAGCCGCACTTGCTAATACAGCTATATCACTTGAAGCTGTTACAAAAACGGTTGCAGGAATATCAGCCATACCACAGAACGCAACACAGGTTACAGAATTTGCCAAGTCACTTGGCAAGCTAGGCAGTAAGAGTATTGAAAATGCCACAGTGAATATCCCTAAACTGGGTAATGCACTGAATGGCTTAATGACCACATTATCAAGAGCACCTAATGTAAGTAGTAATGTTATTGCTATGACTAACGCATTAGCTAATCTTGCTAGTCAAGGTAGCAAGGTGGGTACTTCTTCAAACTCACTTCGAAAGTCGCTGTATGGCGTTTCTACAAGTGCTAGAACAGCAACTAGAAGTAGTTGGAGTTTGGCGAGTGCGATAGGTAAGTTCTATGCCACTTATTTTATGGTAATTCGTGGCAGTAAGAAACTTATAGAAGCTATAAAATCAACAACAGATTACATTGAAGCGTTTAACTATCAAGCGGTAGCATTTGGTAAAATCGGTTCAGAATGGGATAAGGATTACGAAAAGTACGGATATGATAATGCTACGGCATACGCAGAAAGCTTTCAGAACAGAGTAAATGATACTCTCGGAAAGTTATCTGGATTAAAAGTTAATGTTCAAGGTGGCTTACTTGAAGAAAGTGGAGCAAAAAACTTAGGGCTTAACATACAAGAGATAACACAGTATGCTTCACAGTTAGCTTCTGTTACTAATTCGTTAGGACAGACTGGTGAAGCAACAACGGCTATAACAAAGTCAATGACAATGCTTGCAGGCGATATAAGCTCACTTTTTAATGTGGACTATTCAACAGTAGCACAGAACTTACAAAGCGGCTTAATCGGTCAATCAAGGGCATTGTACAAATATGGTATTGATATTACTAATGCTACATTGGCAACATACGCTTATAATTTAGGCATTTCTAAATCTGTATCAGAAATGACACAGATGGAAAAACAGCAATTAAGAGTATTGGCAATATTAGACCAAAGTAAAGTATCTTGGGGCGATTTAGCTAATAGACGGAAGAAAGTTAATGACATAACTTATCTTCCAAGTGTTGCATAAGAATAGAAATATCTTATGGCAATCGGGCAAAATCGGTAAAGGCTAAAGTTTTCAAAACGAGCAATTTATGGTATAATATAAGCATGAATAAAACTTATATTATATACAAAGTAACTAATAAAATCAATGGTAAAATATACATTGGAAAAACTTATAATCTTGAAAAAAGAAAGAAACAGCACATTGACGATATAAACAATGGCTTACCTTTTCACAATGCATTAAAGAAGTATGGTATTGATAACTTTGAATGGGAAATAGTTGATAAAGCAGATAGTGATTCTGAAATCAGAGAAAAAGAAATACAATGGATTAAGAAAAGCAATTCTTGTATATCATTCCCAAACTCAAACGGATATAATATCACACTTGGTGGCGAGGGTGGAACATCTTGGAATTCAAAGCCAGTTCTTCAATATGACCTTAATGGGAATTATATCGACGAGTATATAAGCTCATCACACGCAAGTATTGTAAAAGGTTTACAAAGACACGACATATCCGATTGTGCAAAAGGTATAGTAAACCGTTCAGGTGAATATATGTGGCGTTATAAAGTTGGTGAAAATATCCCTAAAAAGATTGCTTCTTATTCAAAGAAAGCAAGTGCAAGGAAGCGTGCTGTAATGCAACTTGATAAAGAGGGGTTTGTTCTTAACATTTTTGATTCATTAACACAAGCAAGTCAAGAAACATCAACACAAAGAACAAGCATATCTTTTTGCCTAAGTGGTAAATATGGAACAGCAAACAATTATGTATGGATATATGCTGATGAGTACAATCCAAACAAAGATTATAAGTATAATGGTATAAAAGAGGGAAAGGGCATTTATCAACTTGATAATAATAGAAAAATCGTGAACTACTTTAATAATTGCACAGAAGCGGCTAGATATATGAACGAACCTGAAAAAGTGCATAAACAGATTCACAAGGCTATCAAGACAGGAAATAAATGCAGAGGATTTTATTGGATTAAAGCTGAAAACTATGCTAATACCGAGATAACTCAATAGATTACGAACAGGCTATTGAGTATCGTAACGAGTAGGAATTGAATAAATATAATATTCCCAAGAGTGTCCGACACTACTGCATACAGGGCAGTATGAGGTGGAAGTGGCTACCACCAAACCAAACGTAAAAACGTGGGTGATAATGTACTCTGAACTTATAGGAAACTATAAGAAGTATAGGATAAAGAGCCTATACGATAACAAATTTGACAATCAACTCCCCAAGTAATATGTTACGCCAGTTCAGCAACAATATGAAAGAAGTCGGAATGGTAGCAGGACAGCTGTTTATCCCAATTCTTTCAAAGGTTATGCCAGTTGTAAATGGCGTTACTATTGCAATTAAGCGGCTTCTAGTGAACCTTGCAAGCCTTATGGGCGTTAAGATTGACTTTGAGAGCTTCGGACAAAGCAGTTACAAAGATACTTCTGACGGACTGGAAGATATTTCGGACGGATACCAAGGTGTAGCGGATTCAGCAAAGAAAGCTACTCTATCCCTTATGGGATTTGATGAAATCAACAAATTACAAGACGATACAAGTTCAAGCAAGGGTTCAAGCGGTGGCGGCGGTGGTAGCAGTATTGACTTAACAGATGATATTACTAAGGCGGCGGCTGATTATGAAGCGGCTTGGAATAAAGCATTTGCCAATATGGAAAATTCGGCTATTGCGTGGGCTGATAGGATTGATAAGGCACTTGAACCTGTTAGGAAGATATTTAAAGACTTTGCAATTGGGGATTTTTATGCAGCAGGGCAAGATACATCTAACCTAGTTAGCGGAATATTCAACTGGTTTGCAAAAGCCATAGATAATGTAGATTGGTACGGAATTGGCAGAAAAATGGGCGATTATCTTGCTGGAATCGAATGGAAAGAAGTTCTTTCAAGCGTAGGCAAGGCAATTTGGGAAGCTATAAAAGCTGCTATTGAAATATGGCAAGGAATGTTTCAATCTGCGCCCGTTGAAACCACTATTATGTCGGTTCTTGGAGTTATGAAGTTTACAGGCTTAGGTAAAAACGTAGGCGAAAAAATATCAAAAGCTTTAAGCTGGAGTTCTATAAAAAAAGGAATAAAAAGTTTTTCTAGTAGTGGAGGACTATTAGACGGCTTACAAACTATGCTAACAACTGACTTATCCACAATTATGCAAGCTGGTACTGCTGGTGAAATAGGCTTAACAATCGGCACAGGTATTATAGGCGGCATTAGTGCGGCTATTGGTGGATTTAGCTTAGGAAACAAGTTAAATGAAGCACTCACAGGCGAGAAGATAGACATGTCGATGTTCGACCAACTGGCGTATCTTATAAAAGCACCATTTGAAGATTTACCTAGTTTTGTTGATGGAGTGATAGAAACTATCACGTTCGGGCATAAAGATGATATAGCAAATTGGTGGACTACAAGCGTTGAACCTTGGTTTACTAAGGCAAAATGGGGAGAATTAGGCGACAATGCTAAAACTTCATTAAGCAATGCTTGGAATAGCTTTTCTAATTGGTGGGGCAATACAGCTATCGTAGGTTGGTGGAACAATAGCGTAGCACCTTATTTTACAAAAGCAAAATGGCAATCTCTTGGAGATAACGCAAAGGGTAGCTTAACTGATAGTTGGACTTCGTTCAATAATTGGTGGAGCGGCACAGGAATATATAATTGGTGGAATGATAATGTCTCACCATATTTTACTAAAGAAAGATGGGGCAACTTAGGTGAAAATATTAAGAATAGCTTATCCAACAGTTGGGATAGTTTTTCTAATTGGTGGAGCGGCACAGGCATATATAACTGGTGGAATAACCACGTAGCACCTTACTTTACAGCAGACAGATGGAACGATATGGCAAGTGGAATAATGCAAGGACTTAAAAGTGAATGGTATAACGTACTTGATTGGTGGGACAGCAAGCCAGAACTTCACAGAATATCAGTTGCAATAGAAGATTTCTTTAGTTATATACGAGATTTATGGTATGACCTAAAGGACTGGTGGAGTGACTTATCACTTAGATTTCCTCATATTAAAATGCCACATTTTAGCATTGAGGGCGAATTTAGTCTTATGCCTCCAGAAGTACCTCATATTGGTGTTGATTTTTATGCAAATGGTGGATTCCCAAACAAAGGACAGTTGTTCATTGCTAATGAAGTTGCACCCGAAATGGTTGGTACTATGGACGGAAGAACAGCAGTAGCCAATCAACAGGAAATTACAACAGGTATTGCTAATGCAGTTTATCCAGCGGTTTATAATGCCGTTAGGGCGGCTATGGCAGAAAGTAGCAATAACGTCAATGTAACACTACAAGGTGACGCAGAAAATTTATTTACAATGGTACAAGATAAAGCTAATAACTACACAGCAATGACAGGCTTATCACCTTTTCCATATTGATAAGATAAACGTATTGTGTTATCCTTTTGCTATATATAAAAAGCAAAGGGGTAATGCAATATGGCAGAAAAGAAAACAAAGAAAAAAGACAGTAAGCTAAGCATAGCGGCGGCAGTAACAGCACTATTTATATTCACAATCCCAATAGGCTTTATATTAGCTATTGTGGACTTAATTAAAAGCAAAGGCGATAAGTCGCAAAGACATTTAGGCTCTTACTTTGCAGTAGTATCATTCGTGCTGTTTCTGATAGTTGCTTTTAGTAACGGAAGTGGTAACAACAGTAACAATGCCAATGCCACGAAACAAGTTAGTGCAACACAGCAAGATACAGATATAGCAAGATATGGCGATACAACACTTAAGTACCTTAAACACGAAATAATTACGGATAGCAATAATAGAGAGGTTGTTGTTGTCTATTTTGACTTTGCAAATAATTCAAAAGATAACGAGGCATTTGTTTACAACTACAATGTTACTTGCTTTCAGAATGGCAAGGAACTTGACTATCCATTAGTCAGTTTTGATGTTGACGAATACAACAATACGGCAAGAGAATTACAGACTGGCACTAATATTGCAGTTGCCAAGATATACATATTAGAAGATAAAAGTGACGTTAATTTAGAAGTAACCCCTTGGGGTTCAAACAAGAAGCTTCTAAATCTGACATTAAAAGTAGAATAAAAAAATCAGAACAAGTTGGGTAGACCTGTTCTGATTAGCACGTATGAGTGAATGTAAATTAACTCATACCAATAATAACAAATAAATAGCAAAATGACAAGGACATTTCACTTAATTGTGAGGTGTCCTTTTTTGTTACACATTTTTAGGCAGAAAGGGGCAATTGAATGATAAGTGCTGTAATTATCGAGGGAGTGACATTTCCAGTAGCTTACAACGGCTACACGTACAGCAGAAACAAAATATGGTCTAAGAATACAGGAAGAAATGACTATGGAGAAATGGTAGGAACAACCATAGCTATTAAAGACAAGATAGAACTACAGCTACCGCCACTCACAGGAGAACAGGCAAAAGTGCTTGATAATGTAGTAAGCAACATAGATAACCCATTCCCAACAGCACAAGTCTTATTCTTAGGCGGTACACAAAAGGAAATGACAATATACACAGGAGATGTGACATATCCGTATCTTACAAGGGCAAAAAATGAGGACGGACTTATAGTCGGAGCAAAATTAAGTTTAATTCAGAAATAAAGGAGAGTTCCACATGAAACTTAAAACAAGTGAGTTAATAGACAGATTTCAGAGCTTAAGTAACATATCGCATGACAAGACCACAGGCAGAATTGCTATGGCTGTTATGTGTAATATCAAGGCGTTAGAAGAATTATATAAGGCAACATTACAGACTATAGAAGATACTAAGGTTAAGTATGCAGATAAGGACGACAGTGGTAATCCAGTTATCAACGATAATCAGTATCAGGTTACATCAGAGAACTTAAAGAAGTTACAGGAAGAATTGCAAGAAATCAATGAGCAAGAGATTGAAGTGCCTGACATGACAATGCTTCCTATGGACGCATTCGATAAATGCGAAGAAATTACACCAGCTAAATTATACTCAATCGAGTTTATGATAAGCCATTAATTAATCAATAAAGGCGGTGTAGAATGAAGATATTAGACACAGCTATGACGGAAATTGTTAGGGGAAATAGTACAAGATACTATTCTAAGTATGTCGTTGATGGAAAAGAACATACTGATACACTTAACAATTTCAAGTTTCAAAACATAATAAATCCCAATAACGAAATTACGATAGGTAACACTTGCAGTAGCAGTGTTACCTTTTCTGTTTATATGCCACAAGTAAGTCTTGAAAACAAAGAGGTTACTATATATGAGGGCGTAAAAGTTAGTAATGAGATTAAGTATATTAAATTAGGAATATTTACAGTTACTAAGCAGACAAGTGACGGAGAATACACAAGCTATGAAGCATACGACAGAATGTATAAGGCTGATATGCCTTACTTCTCGGATATGGCATTTCCTAACACAGATAAAGCTATTCTTAATGAGATATGCGGTAAGTTAGGTATATCTTTAGCAACAAATATAGCCACAACACATACTATCAACGACAAACCGCAAGGATATACTTACAGAGAAATTATCGGTTATATGGCTATGCTACAAGGCTGTAATGCGGTAATTAATTCTGATGGAAACCTTGAATTAAGGTGGTATAAGGATAGCGATTATGCACTTGACGGACATAAGTATTATCAGCAAGGCGTTACATTCACAACTTCTAAAGATTTTATAATCGAGAAGTTGACATGCAACAATACGAAGTCAGGCGACAAGGAAACTAGCACGATTACCAGCGGTAGCGGTGCAACAGGACTTAGTTTTGCCAATCCGTTTATGACACAGGCAATTCTTGATGAAGTCTATAAAAAGATAGGTGGTTTTACATTTAGACCGCTTACAGTTAAGTTTGTCGGTGATTACCGACTAGAAGTTGGTGACATTATAACTGTCAACAAGGGTGGCGTTGATTACAAAGTACCTATTATGCAGATAACCCATGAATGTGACGGCGGTTTAATGGACACAGTTACATCTATAGGTCAATCTGACACAGAAAACAGCAATATCGCCAGCGGTCCGATAACAAAGCAAATGGAGCGTTACTACGCAAATTTATTAGTTGTTAATAAGGCGTTAATCAATAAGCTAGATGTAGATACAGCCAAGATTACTTATGCAACAATAACAAATCTCACAGCCGTAAAAGGCGATGTTGATTACTTAAAGGTAAACAATCTTACAGTTGACAAGGCAAATCTTTTATACGCTTCTATAAAACGAATGGAAGTCGTAGAGGGGCAAATCCGAAACCTTAATGTTGATGATTTAAAAGCTCAAGTCGCAAATATCAATACACTTATGTTTGGTTCTGCATCCGGCGGAAGTCTTACGACGGAGTTTAGCAACAGCATTGTTGCAAATATCGGTGATGCACAGATAAAGTCGGCGATGATAGAAAGTATAGCCGCAGATAAGATTACAAGTGGGAAGATTTATACAAACCTTGTTGAAATTCTAAGTGAAAGCGGAAATCTTGATATAGCTGACAATACGATACAGATAAAAGATGATAACAAAGTTACAAGGGTTCAAATCGGTAAAGACGCCACAAATGACTACAATATATACGTCTGGGATAAATCCGGCAACTTGATGTTTGATGCTTTAGGTTTAACCGAAAACGGCGTAAAACGTGAGATAATCCGTAATGACATGATAAAGGAAGATGCAAATATTAATGCAAGTAAGCTGGATATAGAAAGCCTTTTTAATGTCATTAATGAAGACGGCAGTCACACGCTGAAAAGCAGTAAAATTTATGTGGATGCGAACAAACAGACGCTTGATGTTGCGTTTAAGAACATGACTACGAATGTTACGAATTTGCAGAATACAGTGACGACGCAGGGAACACAGCTCACTGCTGTGCAAGGACAGATTTCAAGTAAGGTTTGGAAGCAGGACATAACTACTGCGGTTAATGATATTCAGATTGGTGGAACAAACTTAATTCGTAATAGTAATTTTTTTCAGAAGGATGCTTATTGGACATATGATACAGGTACAGGTACAATTATATCAGATAATAGTGTAATTGGTAATGTATTGGTTTTTAAACCTACTGGTGGTTACTTACGTGTTTTTGCAAATACTTGGAATGTATGGGTTGCTAATGAAATCTATACTGTTTCGTTTTATGCTAAAGCTTCTGTTGCAAATACTACAATTACTCCAAGCCGTAGTATGGCTGATAGCGCAAGTGCAGTTACACTAACAACTACGTGGAAAAGATATACTGGAACTATTCGCTCAACAGCAACGAGTGATTCAGGGACACTTTCTTTTAGCGTTAATAATATAAATGCAACTTACTATATTGCAGCAGTAAAGCTGGAAAAAGGAAATAAGGCAACAGATTGGTCACCAGCACCAGAAGATGTAGATAGTTCTATAAGTGCTGTAGATAATAAGGTAACAACTATAAGCAATCAGTATACATCACTTAATCAGTCGCTTACCAGCCTTACTGCCACAGTAAATAGCAATACAACAGCAATAAGCAAAAAAGCTGATGGAAGTACAGTTACAGCTTTACAGGCAAATATGACAGCACTGACAGCTGATTTGAGCGGATTTAAAACGACTGTGAGTAAAACGTACACAAGCAAGACAGAGTTTAATAATTTGCAAATTGGTGGAAGAAATTTAGCTGAATCCACTAATCAGGGAACAACTGGATGGGGTTGGTCAATGAAGGCAGGCGGATATACACAATCAGAGATAGTAGAAAATAATATCAGAACTTGTAAACTACTGAGGAATTCCACAGCACAGTCAGGATGGTCTGTCATTGAATATACACGCATAGGACGTTCTAAATATGAACCTAACACAGTATATACAGTATCATTTGATGTTAAATCAAATGTGAATACTGTGATGAACTTAGATTTACTGCAAGGTGATGGTACTGATAATCTCATGGGTAGTAGTACTGCTGTAAATAGACAAATTAAAGCTAATCAATGGAATAAGTTGATATGGATAATTAAAACAGTCACAACACTTCCTAGTTCGACAGGACAGCTGTTGTACCTCACAGCAATGAACAGTGGTACAGGAGTATGGTACCAGTTCAAGAATCTAAAGATTGAAAAGGGTAACAAAGCCACAGACTGGACACCTGCACCAGAAGACATTGACGAAAAATTTACAAATTACAGCACAACAACACAGATGAACAATGCTATTACACAAGCTATCACAGCGGAAAGTAATAGCATTAAACTTGAAGTGTCTAATACTTATGCTACAAAAGATAGCTTAAGTAGCTACAGCACAACAACGCAGATGAACGCGGCTATAAGCACAGCAATAAGTAAAGAAAGTTCAGCGATTAAGTTAGAAGTAGCAGGAGCATATGCCACAAAAGATAGCCTTAAAAATTATGCTACAACAGCAAGCCTTTCAGCTTACATCAAGAAGGACCCCAAAAGCGGTGAGCTTAAATCTGCGATTGAAGCTATTGCAGATACCATTAATATAACTGCCCGAGGTGGGCTTAATCTTTCTGGTAATAGATTTACGTTAAACAGCACGAATACCAGCATTACAGCGGACGGAACTATAACTTGCAAAAACTTTGTCGGAAACGGCGGTACAATAGGCGGTTGGAATATCAATTCCACTTCTATTTACAGCGATTACAAATACGACCCTAGTGTGGGCTATGGCTTATACAGAGTATCACTTAATAAATCCACAGGAAGTGATTCAAAAATTTTCTCTGTTAGAGAAACTGTTAAAGATAATGTGTTTAACTATCCATTTTATGTTAGAAGCGATGGATATATGTATTCGGTAAAAGGACAAATTAGTGGATTTCAATTTGATTCAAATAAGATGTCAAATACAGCTTCTATATATTTATTACCGGACAAAGATGTGTTACATACCTTGCGAAATGCCATTGTAAACAATACAACATCGCAACTCGCATTAAGTCAATACGACCTAAATGGAAGTGGCAAAGTTGATTTGACTGATTTTGTAGTAGCGAAAAATTATGTTTTAGGAACGCAGACAGAAACTGATTTTAGTAAGTGGAAGTATGCAAAAAAAAGTGACATAACATATAAACTCAATCCTTCTGACGTTAAGAACGCTTTGAGTATTTCGGGTACTGATATTTGGGGCAAAACAAGAAAAACTACATTAGGAATAGGCACATTGTATAGCAATGAAATTAGTTGCGACAACTTGACTGTTAAAGACCCTGTAGACTATTCAACTTTTAACACATTTTTAAATACAATAAATGTCAAAGAAACATCAACATCAATAGATTTAGAAAACTTTGTACGCAACTACACTATCAAAGGCAATGGAATGTTAGTTGTCAATATATCAATTTGGACGGACGTTAAAGACGATTACGGAACTACTACGGCAAAAATATACATTGACGGAAATTGTGTTATGAATAACCGCAACAGATTGGCAAATAGCCACCCATCAGAACTTGCAGGCGGTGCTACATTTGTTTGGTGGTTTAATGACAATGCAACGCACAGAATTAAACTGGAAGCTGGTTCAACTAAAGAGGGCACAAAGACTTATACACAATCTATTCAAGCACTGTTTGGATTACAGATATCAACATAATGCAAATCAAATGGTTTGCAATCGGATATTAACAATTAAGGACATCTTCGGATGTCCTTTTTTAATACAAATTAGGAGGTAAAACACAATGTTAGACATCAACTCATCAATTCAGAAAAACGGAACACTTTCTGTTCAAAGTTCAGACGGAACACTTAAACAGGTGGCTTATCTGTCAGCTACAATCAGCGAAAGTGGCACAGTTAGTATGTCAGCCAGCTTTAATGATTTTGCAGCATACTTAGCGAATGATACAGCACTAGACAGCGAGCTTAAGAGCTTCCTTGATGGTGTTAAAAACACTTACAAAGCAACATACAGCACAGAAGATAACACAATTAGTTCAGATGTAAATATAACAGGAACAGTAGAAAGCGAGGTATTTTAGCATGATTAAATGCGGAGATTTTTCAGCGTGGAATGGTGATGTTAATTGGGATAGGGTTAAAGCGGCAGGACTTACTCATGCTATCCTTAAAGTTATCAGACGTGATTTTGACCCAGATAAGCAGTTCGAAAACAACTGGAAAGGCTGTCAGTTAGCAGGTGTACATATCTGCGGTGTATATAACTATGTATACACGCCGACGGTAGAAGAAGCTATTGCGGCGGCTAAAAGAGTATTAGAGGTGCTTGACGGACGTAAGGTAACTGTCTGGATGGACGTTGAAGATGAATGTATGCGGAACTTGGGTTCAGAACTTATCGACATTATCAAGGCTTACAAAGAGGTTATCGAGAGTGCAGGTTATCAGTTTGGTGTGTATACTGGCTTATCATTCTATGGCAGTTACATCAAGCCTTATACAAACCCTAGCGACTTAGATTGTCCGTTCTGGATAGCACGTTACTACTTAGGATATGATGAAATGCAGTTAAATGATGATGTTAACGTAGATAAGACACCCAGTATCGACCATTATCTTGCGGGGTGGCAGTATACTTCTAGCGCAAGAGTTGACGGTGTAGACGGAGTTTGCGACTTATCTGTATTCTACGGAGAACACGAAGAAACAGCAGATGATACAAATGATACAGAAGAGGAAGAAACAACAGACAACAACAATGAGCCTGTTGATGTTACATATGCCGCTTATACTGATAGGTGGTGGGATGAAGTAACTAACGATAGCGATTGGGCTGGTAAGGGTGACGATACAGCTATTAAGGCTATTGCTATTAGAGTTAATCGTGGTGAGGTTAAATATAGAGTGCATTTACTAAACGGCGGCTGGCTACCTTATGTTACAGGATGTGACTATGACGATTTTGATAACGGATATGCCGGTGATAAGAAGCACGACATTGACGCTATCGAAGTTATCTACTACACACCTGGCGGAGAGGACTACAAGTATGCAAGATATATGGTATCACCATTCGGTTTAAGAAACTTCTATCCAGAGCAGATAGATAATGAAACTGGTAACGGAATGGACGGATACGCCGGAGAATTTGGCAAAGCTATCGACAAATTTCAGATAGTTGTCGAATAAGGTCAAAACAACACGACCGAAAGTATTTGAAATATACTAAAGATAAATGTATAATGAACTTGTCTTTGAGAAAAGACCCTTAAACATTTTCAAGTTCTGGCAGGCGATATTGTTTGATTGGCGTTGGCAATATCGCCGCTACACTTGACACGATAGAACGTGTGTTCTATAATAATCGTATCGCTATCAAACGTGCAAGGGCAAGAGAGGGGAGTGCGGGTTTATGAGTAATGAGGAATACAGGCAAAAGATAACAAAAATGATTAATAAAATAGAAGATAACTGGATATTAGAACAAATATTTAAGTTTATATGCAATATGACAAAAGAGAGGGCGTAAACCCTCTCTTTCTTACTTTTCGTCTAGCAATTTCTTTGCGATACTTTCCAAGCATTCCCAATCTTTAGGTTCAAGCCTTGCCAATGCACTAACAAGCTTCTTTTCAAAGCTGTCATCGTTTAATTCCATAACTTCATTAACAAAAGCACCAATCTCTTGTTCTCTTGTACGAGATTTAAACATTTTTCCGTTTCCGGTTCGCAGCCATTCTTCATTTACATTAAGAATAGAACATAAAACTTTAATTGATTGTTCTGAAAGATTTCTGTTGCCATTTTCAACTAACGAAATGTAGTTTTTGGTAAGCCCTAGCTTTTCAGCAAATACATCTTGCGACATTTTTAATTCTTTTCGCAAGGCTTTTATTCGCTCGTTCACACTTCTCACCTCCCTGCATATATACAATAACATTAAAATCACACAATGTCAAACTTTTTTTGCTAAAATATGTTGACAGGTATTACTGGGTATGATATTATAATCACACAAAGTCAAATAGAAAGGAGATGAAAAAATTGAAAAAACCATCTATTTCAGATGTTGCATTAGTACTTTCAATATTTACTTTACTGTTTCAGATTTTTTGTCATTTTATTTTGCCAAAGCTTTGACAAAATCAATTATTTCTGAATGATGTACAGAAAATTCCATTAAAGCACAGATGATAGAAACAACCACGGAAATCCAACCTTTAATATCGGCTTTACTTGATGTTTTTAATGCGACATCAGCTTGCGTTTTGGAACTTTCAGCAATCTCTTTAGCGGAATCAGCTTGAGATTTAGCGGATTGAGCCATATCGTGAAGTTCTTTGCTTGTCTTTTCAAGATAAGCAGATTGACTTTCTAAAAGCTCATATGGAGATTTGCCTTTTTTATAATTAGGCATTTCCATATTTGGAACTGTTGGTTTGATAAACATATCATTTAAATTTGGATAATTTGGAACATATTGCATAGTAGTACCCCTTTGTTTTTTAAAACACATTATATCACAGAAAGGAAGTGAATTAAATGAGCGAAAAGGAAAAGGAAATCATCAAGAAGCTATCCGATACAATACCAAAACTTGATGATAGCAAGAAAAATTACATTCTTGGTGTCGCCGAGGGAATGGCAATGGTAAGAGAATCAGAGAAAGCCGATAGAAAGGAGCAAACTAATGAATGAAGTCAAGACGATAGAGCTTAGAACACCTATTGAAGTTGCCCTTGATATTGATAGTGAGGGGATGACAACAGCAAGAAAACTGTACAACTTCTTAGGATTAGCACAAGGGCAGTTTTCAAGGTGGGCGAAAAGCAATATTACAGATAATGAATTTGCCACAGAAAATGAGGATTATTGGCGGTTCGACATAGATGTCGAGACACCGACAGGTGGCATAGTAAAGAGAGATGATTATAAGCTCACAGCTCATTTCGCCAAGAAGTTATCTGTTAAAGGTAATTCAGAAAAGGCAGAAGAAGCAAGGGAATACTTCACAACAGTAGAAGAAAGAGTTAAGCAGAAAGCTATTGATGTATCACAGCTTTCACCACAGCTTAGACTTATGAATATGCTTGTTGAAAGTATGAACAAGGCAGAGATAGAGCAGAAGAAACAGGCAGAACAGATAGCCAAGGTTGAAACAACTGTTAACAATATGAAAGAGATTTTTACAGAGCCTATCGGCGATTGGAAGAATGATATTAATGCCAAAGTGAGAGAAATATCTATCAAAAGTGGCATTGATTATCAGGCACTTTATAATCAACTTTACGGCGAGTTGGAAATGACCGCACATTGTAGTCTTAAAAGATTGCAGGATAACAAGGTGGCAAGAATGGAAAAGGCAGGTAATACCAAGACGGCTATAAAAGCGGCAACAACCAAGATTGCTGTTATTTATGATAAGCCACAGCTTAAGGCAATATTTGAGAATATTGTTAAGAGATATGCTATGAAATATTGTGCATAAGGAGATTATATATGGACAGAATAGACGAATTTAATATGTTACAGGGTTTTAAGTTTCTTGAAGCATATGAACAGATTGCTGTTTCTGATGATGGTTCAATGGCAGATGTGATTGTTATGAAATTCTACAATGACAAGAATGTTGCTATTGAAATAACATTTATTGACGGAGAATGGCAGGTAGGTGAGCCATATGCTATTGATAATGATTTTAACCCAATCAATAAAGTTGAAAGAAAGGAGCACGGATGAGAGATTTTATTGAAAATGCCATAAAAGAGGAACTTACAAAAACAACAGAAGGCTGTATGTTTTATGTAAAGCGTTTACATAACTATAAGGATATAGGTGAATTAACTGGTTCTGTAAAAGAATTAATCACACAATATGGTCTATCTGCTTCGGAAGCTCAAGGTTTTTTGGAATATATGAAGATTATTGTTAGTGCTTCTTCATATATTCCTTGTGAAAAAGAAAAGCGTGACTATTCAACGGAAGTCGGCAAGTCAGCACTTTAGAAAGGAACAGGAATGAGAGAACCATACGTGATTAAAGGTGACGAACAGCAAAGAAGTTTGCAAGACTATGTAGAACAGATTGCTTTAGGTGTTGCTGATGATGTAATAAAAGGTGAGAAAAATGAGACAATACAGAGTGAATGTAGAATTCTCAATTCCCTCACCAATGCTTTACTGGCAATTAAATGCTAATAGCCAATGCGAAAAGGATTACCGATTGCTGTGGCTTTAGCTGGCTGCGACTTGATAGTACTCATAAATTCATCATAGTATTTGCGGCACTCTTCTTTGAATTTAGGAACATCACCTTGATAACCACATATTTTAGCAAGAGCATAAAGTTCAGCAAGCTTTGAGTTATCCATTAAATCACCTCTTTTCTATAGGGAGATAAAGGGATTATATCACAATTTTTTAAAATAAGGAGAAGTTTATGGAAGATATACAGGTAACACCACAGTATAACATATCAGTTGAGGAACTGATAGCAGAAAGAAACAATTTAGAAGTCTCTATTGCAGCATACAAGAAAGCAAAGAGAGACAGCAGGATAGCTGAATATTTATGGATGTTATCAGCAATATTATTTATTGTGCAAATGATATTTCAGCTTATTAATTAGAAAGGAGTTTTAGCAGATTGATATTTATTATTTCTGAAAAAGGCGAAAGAGAGCAGATTAACGAGGTGGAAAAACTTGAAATCCTGGCACACATTGGCAGAAGAACAAGTTACCTCTTAGGAAGAAATAAGAATTGTGAACTCTTAAGAAGAGTAGTTGTAAGGGACATTTTAGGGCAGTTAAAGCACGAATACGGGTGCGGTTTGAGTGAGCTTAAAAAGAAGTACATAGCAGACACTCACGATTATATCGACTGCTACGAACTGCCTACAATAATGAAAGAGAGATATAAGCT